ATAAGAGTGGCGAGTATTTTGCTGCTGGTGTCGGAGGAGCAATAACAGGTCGTGGTGCGGATTTATTAATTATTGACGACCCTCATTCTGAACAAGATGCTATGAGTCCGACAGCTATGGAGTCTTGTTGGGAATGGTACACTTCTGGACCAAGACAAAGGTTACAACCAGGCGGATCTATTGTCTTAGTTATGACAAGATGGAGCGGTATAGATTTAACAGCTAAGTTATTAGAAGCTCAGAAAGAAGCCTTAGCAGACCAATGGGAGATTGTAGAGTTCCCAGCTATTTTTCCTGAAACCGAAAATCCTTTGTGGGAAGAGTTTTGGTCATTAGAAGAATTGTTAAAGGTAAAAGCATCTTTGCCTGTTATGAAATGGAATGCTCAATGGATGCAAACTCCAACTTCCGAAGAGGGCTCAATAGTTAAACGTGAATGGTGGCAAAAATGGGAAAGCGATACTTTGCCTAATGTAAGCTACATAATTCAATCTTACGATACTGCTTTTTCTAAAAAAGAAAATGCGGACTACTCTGCTATTTCAACTTGGGGTGTGTTCAGACCTGATGAAGATTCACCAGATTCGATTATACTTTTAGATTGTCAAAAAGGCAGATACGATTTTCCTGAGCTTAAAAGATTGGCTATGGAAGAATATAAATATTGGGAGCCTGATATGGTGTTGATTGAAGCAAAAGCTTCGGGTACGCCTTTAACTCATGAACTTAGAAGATTGGGTATTCCTGTTGTTAATTACTCTCCTACAAGAGGACACGATAAAACTACTCGAATGCACTCTGTTGCACCTATCTTTGAAAGTGGGTTAGTGTATGCCCCACAAAAAGCTTTTGCGGAAGAAATGATAGAAGAGTGTGCTTCTTTTCCTTTTGGTGCTAATGATGATTTATGCGATACTATGACTCAAGCCTTGATTCGATTTAGAGAAGGTGGGTTATTATCATTACATGATGATTATGAGGACAACGATCAAGCACCAATAGTTAGAAGTTATTATTAATGGATATATTTATTACGCAATATATAAGTGAAAATAGAATTGAAGATGGGCCATGTATTTATGCAGAATCTTTGCAGTCTGCAACTGAACAAGCTAATTTTCTTAATTTAGAGATAATTGGTAGAATGAAGTATGATGGCGATATTGAAGATTTAAGAACGATACATTAACTATGGCTATAGAGAACCAACCGATTGCTCCCGTCAGTTTAAATGAGGAGAAACCAAAATCAGATGAAGAACAGCAGTTAGTAGAAATAGCTGACGCAGTTGCTTTAGGCGAGGATAACGAAGGCTTTACTATTTTAGAAGATGGTAGTGCAGTTCTTGGACAAGAAGAAATGCCTATGGTTAATAATGATTTTAATGCAAATCTTGCTGAACTTATTGATCCAGATGAACTAAATAAAATATCTTCGCAGTTAACTGAAGGTATTGAAAAAGATAAATCTTCTAGAGAAGATTGGGAAAAAACCTATCAAGATGGTTTGAAGTATTTAGGGATGAAATTTGATAACGAAAGATCCGAACCTTTTGCAGGTGCATCTGGTGTTATACATCCTTTATTAGGTGAAGCAGTAACTTCTTTTCAAGCTCAGGCTTACAAAGAATTATTACCTGCTAACGGGCCAGTCAAGACTCAAGTAGTAGGTGAATATAATTCTGTAGTTGAAGAACAAGCTCAAAGAGTAAAAGAGTTTATGAATTATCAAATAACTCATGTGATGGAAGAATATGATGCTGAGTTAGATCAATTATTATTTTACTTACCTCTAGCAGGTTCTGCATTTAAAAAAGTTTATTATGATGAAGTTATGGGTAGGGCTGTATCTAAGTTTGTAGCTCCTGAAGATTTGATAGTTCCTTACTACACAACTGATTTAGAAAGTTGTCCTAGAATAACTAACATAATCAAAATGCCTGAAAATGAAGTTAGAAAACTTCAAGCACAAGGTTTTTATAGAAATGTAAATATAGATTATGGAGTATCTGCCGAAGAATCTTCTCAGGTAAAAGAAGAAATAGAAGAACTCGCAGGTATGGAACAAAATTATGATACTTCTGAAGTTACAGTTTTATACGAAGTTCATTGTAATTTAGATTTAGAAGGCTTTGAAGATACTAATAATCAAGGTCAGTTAACAGGCGTTAAATTGCCTTATATAGTAACTATAGATTCAAACTCTCAACAAGTTTTGTCAATTAGGAGAAACTTTTTAGAGCAAGATCCATACAAAAGTAAAATAGAATACTTTGTTCATTTTAAATTCTTACCTGGATTAGGGTTTTATGGATTTGGTTTAACGCACATGATTGGTGGCTTATCGAAAGCATCTACATCTATACTAAGGCAACTTATAGACGCAGGAACTCTTGCGAACCTACCTGCTGGGTTCAAGACAAGAGGGATTAGAATAAGAGATGAAGATTCTCCTATTCAGCCTGGAGAATTTAGGGATGTAGATGCACCTGGTGGTTCATTAGCAGATGCAATACAACCATTACCGTTTAAAGAACCAAGTCAAACTTTATTGTCTTTACTATCGGTTCTCGTAAATTCAGGAAAACAATTTGCCTCTATTGCTGAAATAAATACAGGTCAAGGTAATCCACAAGCACCAGTAGGCACAACTATGGCTTTGTTAGAAAGATCAACTAAAGTTTTATCGGCAATACACAAAAGATTACATTCTGCACAAAGAAAAGAATTTAAATTATTGGCTAAAGTATTTAAGGAATACTTACCGTCAGAATATCCTTACATGACTGCAAATGGTGGTGGTCAATTAAAACTTACTGATTTTGATGATCGTGTAGATATAATTCCTGTATCTAATCCTGACATATTTAGTTCTGCTCAAAGAATAGCTATGGCACAAGAAATGATGAACCTAGTTCAATCAAATCCACAAATACATGGGCCTAATGGTATTTACGAATCTTATCGAAGGATGTATGCTGCCATAGGAGTTGATAATATTGATTCGTTATTACAACCACCTCCCCCTACAGATCCAATTCCTACTGAGGCAGGTGTAGAAAATAATACATTATTGCTTGGCGGAACTGCTAAAGCTTTTCCTGAACAAAACCATGATGCTCATATTGAGATACATAAATCTCTTTTAAAGACATCACCAGTTCAATCAAACTTGCAAGTACAGGCAAATATTTTTTCTCATATTATGGAACACTTACAAATGAAAGCTGATGCAATAGCTCAATCGCAAATGCCTCCTGAAGCTTTAACTCAGTATCAACAATTACAACAAGCCTCACAACAAACTTCAGGTCAAGAACAACAACAATTAGTACAACAAGCTGCACAAATACTAGGTCAATTTAGTGCTCCAATATTAGCTCAATTAGTTTCTGAATTTACTGAAACTGTATCTTCGCCAGCAGATGAAGATCCTTTAGTAACGATTAGAAAACAAGAGTTAGCTCTTAAAGGTCAAGAATTAGCACAAGAACAAAGACAATTTGCTGCAGATCAAGAAAGAAAAATTCAAGAAAGCCAAGCAAGAATAAGTGTTGATAGAGAAAGAATTGATGCTTCTGAAGATATAGCTAGGATGAAAGATAATACTGCTCAAGACAGATTAGAGCAGCAAAGGATTTTTAAAAATCTAGATTTACAAAATAAATAATTTACTTTTTTACAATTTTTACAATAGAATAGCAAAATGAAAAGTTCAATTAAATATCAAGGCAAAGGAACTGTTAAGTTAAAACAACAAAAAAGTGTTTCAGCTAGTACAACTCCTACGCCAGGAATGGGTAAAGGTAAGGTTAAAGGAAGTGGTATTGCGGAAACGGGTACTAAATTCAATGGCGTTTATTAATGTCCATATTTGATTTAAGAGAGAAGTATTTAAAATCTCTTAGAGAACGACAAGAGGATGTCAAAACCCAAATGCTAAATGGGGTAAAGGACATGTCTCAATATGAATTTTTGCGTGGGCGACACAGTTCTCTCGTTGACGCAGAAAGTATTTTTAGAGAACTGCTAGGAAAAGAGTATGAAGAGCCAGAACAAAGTGGTAGTCCCTGACCACATAGCCAAAGAAATAGAGGAATCTCAACAAGAAGTACAGCCTAAAGAAACAGAAGCTGATAAAGCTTATGTTGAGGAAAGTGAAAGAGTTTTAGATCCAACTTTATTAGAATCATCTTTTTTAGATAGGATGCCACAACCTTCAGGTTATAGGCTTCTTGTCTTACCTTACAAAGGCAAAGGTGTATCTGAAGGTGGTATATTGTTAACACAACAGCATGTTGAAAGAGAGTCTTTGGCTTCTGTATGTGCTTATGTAGTTAAGATGGGGCCTCTTTGTTATAAAGATGAATCTAAATTTGGAGGTACCGCTTGGTGCCAAGAAAAACAATGGGTATTGATAGGTAGATACGCTGGTTGTCGTTTTAAGTTAGGTGATGAAGCCGAATGCAGACTTATAAATGATGATGAAGTTTTAGCTACTATTAAAGATCCTAACGACATAGTTGCTGTATAGGAGGTTTATATGTCTGAGTTAACACAAGAAGAAAACTTGCAAGAATCTACAGATAATGTAGAAGAAATTGAGGTTATAGAGGAAGAACAAACTGAAGTTCAAAATGAAGTTCAAAATGAAGAGTCTGTAGAAAATGAACAGCCTGAAGAGGTAAAAGCAGAAACAGATGATGAATTAGAAAATTATTCAGATAATGTTCAAAAAAGAATAAACAATCTTACAAGAAAGCTTAGAGAAGCCGAAAGAGGTAGAGATTCTGCACTTAATTATGCAAACAGCATGAAATCAGAATATGAAAACCTAAAAGGTAAAAGCGAAAAGATAAATCAAGATTACTATGCAGAAGCAGCAACAAGGCTTGAAAGTCAAAAGGCTCAAGCTACAAGAGTTTTAGCTGAAGCTCAAGAGGCTCAAGATTTTGAAAAAGCTGCAAAAGCTACAAGCGTTTTATCTACTATTGCAGTTGAAGAAAATAGGATCAGAACAGCTAGGGAAAATCCTACTAATGAAACTATAATTCCACAGCCAAACTTACAGCAAGAACAATTACCTCAGCCTGATGCAAAAGCAGAAGCTTGGGCTGACAAGAATGATTGGTTTGGAGAAGATAGAATTAGAACTCTCGCTGCTTTTACAATTCATGATGATTTAGTGCAGGAAGGCTTTGACGGTCAAACTGATGAGTATTACAATGAATTAGATAAAAGATTGAGAACTAAGTTCCCAAATGATTTTGGTGTAGAAACTGAGATTGCTCCAACACCACAAGCTACTCAAAGAGTGGCTTCTGCTGCTAGAGCAGATGCTCAAGGTTCTAACAAAAAGCAGGTTAGACTTTCTCCTTCAGAGGTAGAAATGGCTAAAAAACTAAACGTACCTCTTAAAGAGTACGCAAAATTTGTTAAAAGGTAAAAACATGACAAAGAAAACAACAGATAACCAACAAGAATTTAACAGAGCTCCACGTTCTGCGGACACACGAGAGTCCCTTGAATCTCGCAAACCTTGGCAACGCCCATCAACTCTAGAAACTCCAGAACCTCCTGAAGGTTATGAATACAGATGGATTCGTGCTGAAATCGCTAACCAACCCGACAAGAAAAATGTCATGTCTCGATTAAGAGAAGGCTTTGAACTTGTAAGGGCTGAGGAAATTCAAAATTTTGAACTACCAACGATTCAGGATGGAAAACATGCAGGAGTTATTAGTGTAGGTGGACTTTTATTAGCTAAGATTCCTTTAGAAACTCGACAAGAAAGAAATAATTATTTCACAGATAGGTCGCAAACTATGCAACAAGCAATAGATAATGATTTAATGAAGGAATCTGATGATCGTTCTCCAATAGAGAGGCCAAGAAGATCATCTAGCGTTACTTTTGGTGGCGGTAAAAGATAAATGGGAGTATCGCTGTTTACTAAACTTTCATAATTAAAAGGTATTTATTATGGCAAATAAAGATGCACCTTTCGGTTTTAAGCTAGTAGGCAGATTAGGTTCAAGTGTCCAAAATAATGGAACTACCGAATACGAAATTGCCTCTGGTGCAACTGGAAGTATATTCTCAGGCGATCCTGTAAGAATGACTGCTGCTGGTACTATACTCGTGTGTGATGCTGCGGGTGAGCAACCAATATTAGGAATTTTTAGGGGTTGTAAGTTTGTCGATAGTGATGGTCAAGTTGTGTTTAAAGCACACTATCCATCAGGACAAACATCTACAAGTACAATTACTGCTTTAGTTGAAGATGATCCAAACAATCTTTACGAAGTACAATGTACTGGTTCTCTTGCGTTAACTGCGGTTGGTGCTAACGTGGATTTAGCTTACACAGCTGGTTCTACAGTTACTGGCCAATCGAAGGCTGAAGTAGATTCAGGGGCAACATCTGCTGCTGAAAACTTTAGAATTGTTGGATTCTCAAAAGATCCTGACAATGACGAAAGAGGTTCTGCAAACGTGAATGTGATCGTTAAAATTAACGAGCACTTCTACTCAACTACTACAGGGGTGTAACCATGGCAATAAATAGAGCACAATTAGCTAAAGAGTTAGAGCCAGGTCTAAATGCACTTTTTGGTATGGAGTACAACCGTTACGACAACGAACATGCTGAAATCTTTGAAGAAAACACTTCTGATAGAGCTTTTGAAGAAGAAGTAATGATTGTTGGTTTTGGTAATGCTCCGACTAAAGCAGAAGGTGCTGGCGTAGCTTTTGATAATGCAACTGAAGGATTTACAGCTCGTTATGAACACGAAACTGTAGCTCTTGCTTTCGCATTAACTGAAGAAGCAGTTGAAGATAATTTGTATGACCGTTTAGGTTCGAGATATACCAAAGCATTAGCTAGAAGTATGGCTCATACTAAACAAATTAAAGCTGCAAATATTCTGAACAACGCATTTAGCACTAGCTTTCCTGGTGGAGACGGTAAGCCGTTAATCGCTACTGACCACCCGTTAAGCACAGGTACTGCTGCTAACAGAGCAACAACTTTTGCTGACCTTAACGAAACATCTTTAGAAGATGCTTTGATAAGGATTTCAACTCAAACTGATGATCGTGGTTTGAACATAGCTTTACAAGGAACTAAATTGATTATTCCACCACAATTACAATTCGTGGCGGATCGTCTTTTAAATACTCCTGGTAGAGTTGCTACTTCAGACAACGACATTAACTCAATCAGAAACCAAGGAATGCTTCCACAAGGTTATGTGGTAAACCACTATCTTGTAGATCCAGATGCGTTCTTCTTGAAAACAGATGTTCCTGAT